ACGTTGATTCTATGACCTACTTCAAGCACGTCCTGCGGCAGCAGCCGGTCTTATACCTGGCGCTTTCCACCTGGTGCATGGCCGGAGAAGACGTCGACGATTTAAGAAAATGGCACCGGCGCGGGATGCTTGGACGGGTTGACTTTTTTGTAGGCGAGATTTTCCCGGGCAGCTACCCGGAAGTTTACACTTCGGTCTGCAGCTTCGCAAAGGAATGCCAAGGCCGGGTGGTCGTTTTCAGAAACCACGCGAAAGTCATGGCGGTGGTCGGGGAAAAATTCGACGTTTTAATCGAATCCAGCGCGAACGTTAACACGAACCCGCGGAGCGAAAACACCGTCCTCACCTGCGACAGCAGCCTGGTCGCGGATTACGTCGAGCTTTTCAACGGCATCATTCCGTTTAATAAGGATTTCAGAGACCGACCAGGATACCAGATCCCGAAACGACCATGGCAGGAGGAAACGCATGACCAGGACGGAGCTGGAAGCGGAGATTCAGAAGACCAGGCAGGAGATACAGACAGCCGGACCGATTCACGGCCGCGACCTTCGGAAACGGCTGAAGCGGATGCAGAACCAGGCACGCCGGTATGATCTATACCAGGCAAGAGCGAGAAAAGGGGTGACATGAATGGCGAAAAAAGAGAACCAGCCCAGGGCGCCCGCGAAAAGAGACGCGAAAGGTCGGTTTGTTTCACCGATCAACGGACAGCCGGTACCAGACAGCGCGGCCAGCAGGGAGAATCGGTTTCAAACGGGCGGAGAACGGGCGAAGGAAGCCGGGCGACGATCGGGAGAAGCACGACGCGAGAAGGGCGACCTGCGGCGGCTTTGCCAGCTTTGGATGAACGAAGAAGTCGGCACCGATAAGGACGGCCAGAAAATCACGGGCGGCCAGATGATGGTCCGCGTTGCGGTGAAGGAAGTCGCAAAGGGCAATCCGAGATTTTGGGAGCTGCTGCGAGACACCGCCGGATTCAAGCCGGTCGATAAGGTCGTCGTTGCGGAGATTGACCCCGGGATCATTGACGAAGTCGAGAGCATCGTCGCGGAGACGACGGACGACGACGAATGACCAGGTGTGTCCCGGAGCGCCTCAACGGCCCTCAATGAACGACCAGGGCGAGGGAGAAAAGCAGCCCCGGCAGGCCGCAAAATTCCCTCAACGGGCGAGATTGCAGAGGAACCACCGGAAGCAGGGGGTAGAAGAAATGCTGGACATCGTCATAACGCATTACCAGGAACCATGGGCCGTCTGCAAGGGACAATTCGAGATGCTGGACGCGCAACGCGGGGTTGATTGGAAGCAGATCCGGGTGACCGTTGTGAACGACGGCGGGCACCGGCTGCCAGACGACCGCCTGGCGGACCTTTCATACCAGGTGGAGCAGCTGGACATTCCGCATGGCGGTGTGTCCCGGGCACGGAATGCCGGGCTGGACCACGCGACGGAGCCCTGGGTGATGTTCTGCGATTGCGACGACCGCCTGGCCGGCATTTTCGCGCTTGCGGACATTTTGAACGTTCTCGGCCCGGAAGCAGAAGCCGCCTACGATTTGATGTGGACCAGGTGCTGGGAAGAAGGCAACGGGAAGGACGGACGGCCGGTTATTTTTGAGATCCCGAAGCACAAGGCGTTCGTTTTCATCCACGGCAAGGTCTACCGGCGGCAATTCCTCCTGGACCAGGCGATCCGGTTTGACGAAGGGCAGGAATTCAACGAAGATTCCCTGTTCAACGCGGTGATTTTGACCAGGATCACAAGCACGCACGTAGGCGAGATCAGAACCACGGAGCCGGCATATTGCTGGATACGCCGGGATGACAGCGTCACGCTTTCACCCGGAGCCCAGGACCGGAGCGCCATGGGCCAGCTTACCAGGAACATGAAGGTCGCGACGGAAACCATGATACACAGGCCGGAAGCATACGGCGGGATGGTTACCCGGACGGCATACGACGCATACTTCATGGACAAGACCCGGAGGATTTCCAAGGCGGGAAAAGACGCGCTCCGGGCAGCCTTCGCACCCTGGGCAGCAGAACAACTGTGTGTTTTCAGCACGGCCAATGTAAAAGCCGAGACCCTGGACAAGATCCGGGCGGTCAGCCGGGAAGAATTGACGGACCAGGATGAGCAGATCCCGGACGATTGGGAAACGGTCCGCGCCTGGATGGAACGGACGGCCTGGGCTTACTTGGAAAGGGTGGTCGGATGACCAGGCAGGAAGCGGTCCGGTTTTTGATCAAACACCCGGAGCGATTCGGGCAGCTGGTCGGTTTTGAGAAGCTCGGAAAATTGCACGGGCGCTGGATGCGGAAAATGCTGACCGGCAAGGGCGACATGACGCTGCAGGGCCACCGCGGCAGTTACAAGACCACCTGCCTGTCTGTCGTTTTGGCAATTATTCTGATCGTTTTACCGAACAAAAGGACGCTATTTGCCCGGAAAACAGACGACGACGTCAAAGAGATCATTAACCAGGTCCGAAAGATTTTACAGATGCCGAAGGTCGCCTATTTCGTTTCTGTCATTTACGGGATCACGCTGAAAATGACCACAGACAACGCGATGGAGATCAGCACGAATCTGACGACGGACACGCGCGGAACCAGCCAGCTGGTCGGGATGGGCATCGGCGGCAGCATCACCGGCAAACACTTTGACTTCATTTTTACCGACGACATCGTCAACCTAAAGGACCGGAAAAGCAAGGCGGAGCGCGAGAGAACGAAGCTGGTCTACCAGGAGCTGGTGAACATTCGGAACCCGGGCGGCCGCATCATCAACACGGGAACGCCCTGGCACCCGGAAGACGCCTTCTCGTTGATGCCGGAGCCGGAGCGCTACGATTGCTACAGCACCGGCCTGCTGACGAAGGAAGAAATAGACCAGCTGCGGCAGCAGATGTCCCCGTCCCTTTTCGCGGCCAACTACGAGCTGAAGCACATCGCGGCGGAAGGCGCGCTGATCACGACGCCGCCGGTTTTCATCAACGGAGAGACGGCGGAAAAGATCCTGGGGAACGGCAGCAAGCCGGCGGACCTTCTCCGGGACGGGATCGCGCATATTGACGCGGCATACGGCGGAGAAGACTATACGGCCTTTACTTGCGGACGCCGGAGGGGCGACAAGCTGTATCTTTTCGGGAAGATTTGGCACGGGCACGTCGATACGGTCCTGGAATTCAGCATCGCAAAAGCGCAGGAATTGATGTGCGCGCCGATTTGGACGGAGACGAACGGAGACAAGGGCTACCTGGCCAGGGAGATCACCCGGCGGAACTACGCGGCCAGGCCCTACGCGGAAAAGGAAAATAAATACCTTAAGATTTCAACCTTTCTGCGGAAATGGTGGAACAGCATCGAATGGCTGGAGGGCACCGATGCGGAATATTTGAACCAAATCCTGGGATACACGGAAGACGCGGAGCACGACGACGCCGCAGACAGCGCCGCCTGTGTGTGCAGGATTCTGGACCGGCAAAGCGGGGAGGAATACAAGTCGCCGTTTTCACGGTGAGAAGGGAGCCGGATATGCCTACAGAGGACGACCTCGAGCGCCGCTTATGGCGGACGATGCCCTGGGACGCCGCGGTGATGGTGCCGAGCGCGGAGCAGGACGCGAAAGACGACCAGGAAGAAACCAGCAGAAAGAAGGGTGAAGACGAATGATCACATACCAGGACTACGAGAAAGCCGAGAACAAAACGAAATGGCTGCAGAGCGCCATCCGAACCTACCGGAGCAGCAAGGAATACAAGGCCGCGGTTCAGCAGGAAGAATACATGGCCGGCCGCAACGTCGCGATTTTAGAGTTTGAGCGGATCATCTATGACATGGCCGGACTCCCCGTGCTGGATTTCACGAAAAGCAATAACAAGGCCCGCTGCCGGACGATCCACCGCCTGGTCACGGACCGCTGCAGCTATTCCCTGGGTAACGGGGTGAGCTTCGCGAGCGCGGAGAAGAAGGTCGCAAAGGACGGCAGCACCCGGACCGTTGACAAGACGAAGGACCTGCTCGGCCCGCGTTTTGACCGCGAGCTGTTCAAGGCCGCATATTGGGCCCAGGCGAACGGAGCCGCATACGAATACGTCCACAAGGGCCACGAAAAAGACGTCTGGGAATTCAACCTTTTCAAAAAAACAGAATTCCTGGCGCTTTACGATGAGAAAACCGGAGCCCTGCGCGGCGGGGTGAGATTCTGGAGCATTGAATGGGGAAAGCGCCCGATCACCGCGATCCTTTACACGGAAGAAGGGTACACCCGCTACGAAACGAAGCCCGGCAAGACCGGCCTGGTTGACCTGGAGCAGGTAGAAGACACCCGGCCCTACGTTGAGACGGTCGAGATTTCGGAAGCATTCGGGGAAGAAGTCACCGGAGCGGCCAACTTTTCAACCCTCCCGATTTTCCCGCTGTATTCCGGCGAGAACCGGAGCAGCGCCCTGGATTCACAGAAGGATCTGATAGACGCATACGACCTGGTCCTGGCCGGATTCGCAAACGACATCAACGACATTCCACAAGTTTATTGGTTGGTTTCGGGCGGATACATGAGCGAACAGGACAAGCGGCAGTTTCTGGACCAGCTGATGCTGCAGCACATGGCGGTGGTTAACGGAGAAGACGCGAAACTCCAGGGATTCACGCAAGAGATCCCATACGAAGCCCGGGAGCGCTGCCTGGCCAGGCTGCGGAGCCAGATGTATGAGAATTTCGGCGGGTTTGACGTTCACACCGTAGAAGCCGGAGCCACGAACGATCATATCGAGGCGGGCTATTGGCCGATGGACGAAGAAGCGGACGCCTTCGAATACGAGATTATAGATTTTATCCAGAACATTCTGGCCATGATGGGAATTGAAGACACTCCGATCTTCAAGCGGAACAAGGTCAGCAACCAGAAGGAACAGACCGAAATGATTATGATGGCGGCCGACAAGCTGGATGAACAGACGATCCTCGAGAAGCTGCCCTGGATCACGGTTGATGAAGTCGATACGATTCTGCAGCGGAAAGACGGGGAAAGCATGGCCAGGTTTGAGAAAATGCTGGCGGAGCAGGACACCGACGAAGACGACAACCTGGATGAAGACACCGACGACGAAGAAGACGGCGGAGAGGATGAAGCCGAATGACGAAGGCCCAAATCCAGAAGATAAAGGACCAGCTTAATAAGAAATGGCAGGACGGGAGCATCCACGCGGATGATTACTTCGACACCGCCGCCCTTCTGGATAGAGACCCGGACCGCGGCCTGCAGGAAGCGGAGCGCATCCTGGGAAAAGACCTTCTCCCGGCAACGAAAAAGAAGGCCGCCGGAAAAGGAATGACACGGGCGGAGTTTTCAGCCCTGGTGAATGACGCCCAGCAGATGTACGACGACGGAGACGTCACGCGCGACGAATTGCAGGGCATCCTGGATGAGCTCAAAAAGCTGAACGACCACCAAATCAGCAAGGACAAGGCCGAGAAGGTCATGCAGGCCCTCCAGGACGGGCTCCCGGCCGATTTTGCGGAGAAGCACGCCGGAGTCGATCTGACAGCAAAACCGAAAAAGACCACCCGGGCACCGAAGCAGGAACCAGGAACCGATCCAGGTACCATGGCAGCGGACGCCGCGGTCAGCAAGCTCGAACAGGACATCAAGGATGTGTATCTGCAAGCAGCCCGGGAGATGCAGGCCAAGCTGAACCAGGTGGTAAAAGAGAACCGGGAGAAGCTGGACCAGCTCTACGCGGATAAGGCCGCAGGGCTGATCACACAGGCGGACATTGATCGCTGGGTTGATTCACAAAACCACCGGACAAAGCAGATGGAAGAAAAGCTGGACCAGATCGCGGGAGTTATGACGGACGCGAACCGGAAGGCGCTGGGGATGATTAACGGAGCGACCCTGGGTGTGTTTGCGGAAAACGCGACCTTTCAAAACTACCAGATGGCCAGGAACACCGGGCTGGGTTTGATGTTCAGCGTTTACGACGAAAGCGCGGTAAAGCGGCTGATCAAGGAAGACCCGGAGCTGCTCCCGCGGAAGGTCGTCAACGGCCGGAAGGACAAAGCATGGAACCAGCGCATTATTTCAAACGCGCTGAAGCAGGCGATCATCCAGGGCGAGAGCATCCCTACCCTGGCCCGCCGGATCGCGGCCGCGACGGCCGGATCGAATAACGACGCGATGGTCCGGTACGCCCGGACCGCGATGACCAGCGCGCAGAACGCCGGCCGGCAGGAAATGCTGCACCAGGCAAAAGGCATGGGCATCAAATGCAAAAAGGTCTGGCTGGCGACCCTGGACAGCCGGACACGCGACGCGCACGCAAAGCTGGACGGGCAGAAGGTCGACATTGATAAACCGTTTAAGACGGACATGGGCGACTTGATGTACCCGGGCGACATGGGATCCAGCGGATCGGTACCGGCGAACCTTTACAATTGCAGATGCACGCTGACCTACGAATACGAGGGATTCCCGAACGCCCCGGAAGAAGACCTGCGGCGAGACAACGAAACCGGCGAGCTGATCAAAAACATGACCTATACGGAATGGAAAAAGCAGAACGCGCCGGCAGCCCAGCAGGCGAAACCGGCTGCGGAAAGCAAGCTGCAGCGGAAGACGAACAAGGCCGCGAACCCTGTGTCCGTTTTGAGCACGGAGACCCGGGACGCCCTGGAAGAATACACAATGGGTGAAGAATTCCACCTGGACCAGGATCAGTTTGATGAAGTCACCGCCGCGATGCAGGGAACGACGAAAACGCTGTACAGAGTCGAATCTTCGGACCGGACCGCGGAACAGGAAGACCTCCAGGTCGGGGACGTTTTCGATTTTTCACAATACGTCTTCGAATCGAAAGACGAAGACAACGGCGCGCTGCGGTCTTTCACGCGGAGCGACGGCGCGCTGCCTGACCTTCTCGGACAGACGGACGACGCGGTCATCTACAGGACCCACGGGACGGTGGACCAGCTGCCTGTTGATTCGCTTTCACAATACGACCAGAAGGAATCCCTGGCATACGCGAACGGATGGAAGGTCGCGGGCTTTGACACGATGGAGATAGACGGGAAGATCTACCGGGTTATCGATATCGAACAGGTCAAGGAAAAGGTCGGCCAGGACGGAACGATCACGGATCACGACACGCTGATGAAAAAGATCAACGCCCTGGAATCCGCAGGCACCGGAGACGAAGCCGAGAAAAAGAACCTTCTGCCCATGGCCGCAAAAGAAATCAGAGAAACCGCCGACCAGATGTTCATGGATATGCCGGAGAGCGAGCGCAAGGAACGCGGCAAGCTGACGACGCTGAACATTTCCCAACTCAAGACGGAGCAGGCGGAGATTTTCACCGACCGCCTGGAGGACATCGCGGAACAATTCGGAAGCCGCACTATTTCCGGCGACCCGGAGAAGAACAGATACGGCGACGGGATCACGGTCGCGCTTTACAAGGGCGAATACATCGTTCTGGACGGGAACAACCGGACCAACCTGGCGATCTTGAAGGGCCAGGAAACGCTGGATGTTATGGTCGTCGATTTGGACGCCAAGCTGGCCGAGCAGAAGAAGACAACCATCGTCCAGGGGAAGGACATCACAGATACCTGGAAGCGGCGGCCGGATGATTTCGCTTTTGAGATCAACGACGTCATCAACGCCCAGGGATTCGACGGAAGGCCACGAGTCGTTGACGCGGACGAATTCGAGAAGGCGGTCAAGGAAAGCGGATTCGTTGCGCAGCGGAATTATTCAGCCCCGGACAAGGAAACCCTGGACCTTTACCGGCAGCAGCTGTACGAAGGCGAATGGTATGTGGATTGCAGCACCGGCGGAGCCCAATACGGCCAGGGGATGTATTGCGCGGCGGATTACACCGGAACGATCACACCCGGCATGAAGGAAGAAATGGGCCACTACGCTGAGCTTGGTACAGAGCGAGCCCTTGTCGAGCGCTTGCGCGGAATCGAAAAAAACGCTACATACGACGAAATCAAAGAAAACAGATACGGCGGAAACGTCAAAGAGGAAGTTTTCGACATTTGGAAAAAGATTAAGGCCAGCGGGACAACCATATACAAAGCAAAAGCCGAAGAAATTATAACGCAGGAAGAATACGAGATATGGTCACGCGCAACCGTCGACTACAGCCCGAACGCAAAAGATGATCCGTATTTCGGAAATTGGCGGGATATAAACATGGCCGTAGACGACATGAGAGAAAAAGAGCGGGAAAGTTTTATAGGGCACAATTACACGGAAACGTTCACGCTTACGCCCGGAGCCAAAATTATAACCAGCAGAGACCTGGATGAAGAATTAACAAAATACAAGGCCGTTGCAGCATCAAAAGCAAAGGCGGAAGTCATAGACAAGTATTCCGGCAAGGGCGACGATTTCACGATCTGCATGAAAAGAGAAGCCGGAGACGAAACTATCTCGTTTGACCGCGCGATGGAAAGCTACAAAAAGATGGACGACCGCGAGAAGACCGAATTCAGACAAGCGATAAAAGAGATGAACGAAGCCGGGCAAAAAAAGGAAACAGAAATGGCGAGCATGGATCCAGGTGTGTACGCGGCCATGGCCGGATACGACGCGATCAACGCGGAAGGCCATGGACAAAGCGGCAGCTACACGGTAATATTAAACAGGACCAAATGCATTTTTAAGAGGGATGCGCAATGAAAGAGCTGAGACAGAACCCGAAGACCGGCAAGGTCGAAGTTTGGGACAACGGGAAAAAGGTCGGGGAAGTTTTCACCATGGGCGACGATCTGGAAGACAAGCCGAAAAAGAAGCCGAAAGAAGGGGAATAGAATGGCGGTCACTTTTGAAAGCCACGTCCCGGAAGCGCTGCGCGGATCGGAAAAGGCAAAGGCGATGGCCCTGGAGATTATCGGCGGCAAGGCGGAGAGCTACGCGAAACAGCTATGCCCGGTCGACACGGGGAACCTTCGGAACAGCATAACGCATCAGCGCTACGACGAAAACACGGAAGTCATCGGGACCAACGTCGAATACGGGCCATACGTTGAGCTGGGAACGCACCGGCAGGCCGCAAAGCCATACCTGCGGCCAGCAGCGGAAGGACACGCGGCCGAATACGCGGCGGTTATTGAGAGCTGCATGAAAAACGCATAATCAGCACGGGCCAGGCGCCGGAGAGATCCGGCGCTTTTTGTTTTGAGTAAAAATTGTCAAAAACGGGAACGCCGGAGCCGCAATTTTGACACTTTCGGCCTTGTTCCGCCGTTGACTTTCCTGGACAATGAAACCGACGATCAGAACCAGGCCGACAGACAGCGCCTGGTGATCTACAAATAACTCCGTAGGGCCGACAGACAGGCCCCGACAGAATGGGAGGAAATACCATGAGTTTCAAGCTGAAAGAGATCCGCGAGATTCTCGGAGACGCCTACACCGACGCGATCGCAACAAAGCTGGTCGAATTGCACCGGACCGTTGTGGATCCCATCATGGAGCAGCTGGACGACGCGAAACGGGACGCGGAGAAATTCAAGACAGAAGCCGAGAAGGTACCCGGGCTCAAGCAGCAGCTGGACGAAGCAAAGCAGGCGGAGAATTGGAAGGAAAAATACGAGAAGGAAAAATCCGAACACGACGCCTACAAAGCCCAGGTCCAGCAGGACGCGTTGACCGCAAAGGTCAAGGCGGCCTACAGGAAACTGCTGGTCGAAGGAAAGATCAGCGAAAAGACCATTGATACCGTCATGGAAGCCATGGAAAGCCGCTTCGGAAAAATGAAGCTGGCGGAAGACGGCACCCTGGACGGAGTCGATGATCTGAAAAAGGAAATTGACAGCAGGTTCGGCGGATTCAAGGTCGTCTCCCGGCAGCGCGGAGAGAAGGTAGACAACCCGCCTCCCGGAGCCGGCGGCGGAACGGATAACAGTATCCGCGAGCGCATGGCCGAAGCTCACGCAAAGCGCTACGGCCAGCCGCAGCAGCCTGCAACGAACAAAGCATGAAAGGGGTAAAAGGTTATGAGCTATAACCAGAACATCAGCGGCCGCGGCTACGCGCCCGGCTATTTCCTGGCTTCCGCTGATTGCGACCGCGAGACCGTCCAGGTTTCCGCGAGCCACAGCCAGGCGGTGACCATTGGCGACACGAAGATCGTGCCCGCCGGAGCCGTAATCCCGTCGAACGACGGAAACGCCAAGGGCATCCTTTACGAAGACGTCGAAGTCACGACCGGCGATATGCCCGGCAGCCTGGTGACCAGGGGAACCGTCTACGAAGACAAGCTGCCCGCGGCCATCGAATCCACCGCGGAAGCGGTCCTGCCCGGCATCCGGGTGATCACTTCCAGCCCCGCGGTCGTCCGGCCGTCCAGCTTCAGCAAAGAGACCCTGGATGAGCTGACCGTTACCTCGGTCGGCGGCACCGGCAGCGGCAAGACGGATGTCTCCTTCACCGGCCACACCCTGGCCGCCGGAGAACGCGCCGTTTATAAGATTGCGGCTTCCGCCGCTCCCACAGCCGAGCTGGGCCAGGTGCTCGAAATCGGCAGCGGTTCCGACGATTGGACCGCGGCAACCTTCCCGCTGGATGAGCTCGCGGCCACAAGCGGCCACAAGATCACCGTCGCGGTGGTTGACTCCATCGATGCCGTTGTTGCAGCCGGCGACGCGACCATCGTCGTAACCTAACGGAAAGGAAGGCGAAAAAGAATGAGTCGTTTTGAGGAGAACATTTTCGGTCTGGTAAAGAAGGAAGACCTGCAGCAGATCGGCTACGACGTCACGCGGCCGAATGATCCGATTGACCAGATCTTCGGGGACATCAAGACCGACAACTTGATCGCGTATTGGGAATCCATCGCGGCCGAATACGGGATCCCGGTCATGGCACAGTTCCACGCTTTCGACACGGAAGCACAGAAGACCCTGCGCATCCCGATCGACGTCCACAATATCGAGAAGGGCCTCATCAAGGTCAAGATCGATCAGAGCGAACGCCTGCGCGCGCTGATGGGCCGCGGCGTCACCAACGAGAACAAGCTGTACGACCGCGTGCTGGACGACGCCGGCAACCTTGCGGAGGAAGTTTTCACCCGTTCCAAGGTCGCAAAGAACGAAGTCATGGCCACCGGCAAGCTGACCATCCGCGAGAACAATCTGAACATCACCGTCGACTACGGCGTCCCGGAAGCCAACCTGGGCAAGATCCTCGACTTCGGCGCCGGAGCCGCGAGCACCGTCGCGGAGCAGATCCTCGCGCTGACGGATGAAGCGACCAGCAATGGTGTGCCGATCACCGGCATCTATACCAGCAAGGCCATGGTGAACAAGCTCCGCCAGGACGCCAGCATTCAGAAGGCGATCAACGGCGCGTCCATGGTTGGCCAGCTGGTGAAGAA